GGGGGTAATACTATACCCCCCAACCCGTGTGTCGCTGCCTCTCTCTTCTTTACTATGCGACCAAAGGTTATCGCATATAGTATTTCAATTAAAATATTCAAAACGAAGTTTAAACATGCCTGCCGTCAAACGAAAAGCCTCTTCTTTATCGGAACGTCGATCCTATGGGAGTCCATATGCTCGGGAATCGAGGAGATCTGCCGCAGTTAAAAGACGTAAGACGTCTGTAACTGGAATGCAATGGCAAGTCAAACGTGGTTTCATCGGTGCCGATGCCAAATTTCTCGAAATTGGTGCACAAACATATGCCTGCAATCTAACAGGAAACATCAATCATCTCAATATCGTCCCACAGGGAACTGCTATTGGTTCCAGAGAAGGAAAAGCCTGGAAGAATCAATCTCTGGAAATTAGAGGATACTTTACTGCCGATACCACCACTACCGTAGCGTGTGGTGTTCTTTATATTGTATGGGATAAACAGCCGAATAAGGTGTTGCCGGCAATCACTGATATTTTTGATACTGCTTCGAGTAGCTCTTTCATTAAACGTGAGAACGCTCATCGTTTTACAATTTTAAAACAAATTCGACGAGTCGCGACTGGAAATATAACTACTCCAGCAACTGGAAAAGAAATACAAACTGTCAACACCAAAGTCAATTTGGGAAATAGAGTGACTATGATGACAGCCGCTGACGCAACTGGAGTTATTGGTAATCTCATCAATGGAGGATTATATGCAGTGAGCATTGGAACTGTAGTTGCTGGAACAGCAGATTGTAATTTCGGTGTTGCTATGCGATTAAATTTTGCTGATTAACAGTCGTTCAATAAATATAGATGTTGATTTCTGATTGCTCCCTCTTGGATTTAGTGTTACTGTGGGGGACCGAGGGCCCTCGGCCCCCCCGACACCGGGGATGGGGGCGCTGAGCGCCCCCAACACCCCGGGTCGACGTCATGAGACTATGTCGGGAGTTAATGATTTTTATTTAAGAAGTTGTTCAAAATCCCAATCTAACATTTCTTCATCTCCAGGTGCTGAAGGCACCGGGAACAATTGTTCAAAGTCTTGTTCAAATTGTATTCTCCTCATCGTCTCTGGACAGATCAACGATGGTGTCGACCAATCGTTGCCTTCCTCCGTCATCCAATCTATTGGCAAGCTCGATGACTTTGGTAAGCCGTCGATGTAACTGTTGCATGTCTTCAGGTTTGTAGTGAAGACGTGTGGCGAAGATATCGTCGGGGGTTGAGGGCGCAGTGATGAAAATAAACTTTGGGATCCAATTGACAAATCCTCCTTTAAATTCGACAGCCATGGGGTATCTGTCCAATAGCCGGAGCAAGAAAGCGAATTTGACATCTTTGGTTCGAAAGTCGTCGAAGATGACCACGGGTTGCCCATCATATCCATCAAACCATCGTAGTCCTCCGGACGATATCCAGATTCCAGTGTCTCCAATTCCGGAAAGCTGTATGCCAGATTGGAATGCGCATCTTGTCTTTCCAGTGCCGGTCGGTCCAAAGAGCCAAAACACTTTGGGGGGACTTGAACGAGGGGGCTGCACAAGAGATCTAAGAATAGTGAGTCCCTTGTGCCACTTTACTATAGATACCGCACCGCCCCCCTCGCCGTCCAATGCTAAATCTCTTAAAGACTCTCCACCAATAATTCTCTCCACTGAATCCTTAATGTCACTTCGTTTACCTGGAATAGGTAGGATCCCTTTCACGAACGGCGCGGAGTCTTCCTTGCTGCAGTAAGCAAGCGAATCTTCTGGTTTCCCACGCATCGACTCGATGTGAGCTCTCGAGCCAATCAATGTCTTGACTCGTGTAAAGGACATTTGAATACCAAGAATGCAAGCACCTTGCAAGTGCAATGTTCCCGTCGTAGGACACGTCTCTTTTCCAATAACCATCCACGTGCACTCCATCTCCGATATCTTCTTGTACTCCTCCTGTGTCCAGTTAGGTAACGTAAATACGAAACGTCGAAGTGTAGTACCAGCACGACTTGGTCTATTGTAAGGTGTACGAGGTGTTGCGTCCATGTGTTTGTTTCAATATAAATGCATAAGCTCCGCGATCGCTTATATAGTCCGTATCGGACTTGTTCTCAGATTTCTGAGAACTGATTTGCGAGCTTTTTTTTCAGAGATAAATCAAGGAATTTGAAAAAAAATGAAAAGAATCTGGAACATCGACCGAGGCTCGAACCCGTGTCCAATTGTGACACGTTACCACAGTCCGTACGCTTAGCGTACTCGGCTTCCCGTTCCACGATGCTTATATAATAAGCATAGTACAATACATACTTACCTGAAGGTAATCGCCCTCAGCCCTCACCCTCAGAGGTTGGGGGGGTAATACTATACCCCCCAACCCGTGTGTCGCTGCCTCTCTCTTCTTTACTATGCGACCAAAGGTTATCGCATATAGTATTTCAATTAAAATATTCAAAACGAAGTTTAAACATGCCT